CCAGCGGAATAAGTCCCTGTGCCGATCTCCCATGCCGTACCGTCCTCAATGACGTAGCGCACCACATCAGAGTTTACTACACCAGCATCAGCAAAGGTCTGATAGCCACTCTCGGCAGTGCCAAGGGTAATCGTGCCTGTGCCAGTGGTGGCGGTGGCAACTTTGGCTCTGTTTACGAGAGTGACCATTCAAGGAACCTCTTTAGGCTGGATCAGGAATACCGATTGCTACGGAAGACAGTGTGAAGGTGTTACCAGAAGTAACGGCTTGAGAGGCAGAAAGAGAGCCTGTAGCCAATAGGCGAGAGTTGATAGTATCCACAATCGCGTAGTGCGTTGCTGTGCCTGTGCCAGTAACCGAGCCATCAGTGATAGCTGCAACAGTAACTTCACGGCCACCACCAGCACGGTCAGCAGGTGCGCCAATACTTAGGCTAGTGGAATTGCCAAGAGTGCTTGTGCTTGTAGCATCTGTGTAGGTAGTAGCTTCTTGTGAAGTAATATCAATTCGATTAGCTTCAGTGTCTAAGACCGTAAGGCCATTATCGAACACTCGATCATTAAGAGTAGCCATTATTTACTTCCTAGTCCTTTTGCGTTACTGTACGCCAGTTGTAGTTTAGGCTTAGTGTAGCCATTCATCATTAAGTCGGTTAAGGCCCAAACCATAGCATCAAGCCTGTCAGGAGAGCCAATGGAGCCCAGAGGTTCCCATGTACGCATTTGGGTTTCTAGCTCATTAAGGTTGGCCCCATCTTCAGGGTTCCTTACGTGTTTCACCAAACCCCTCTCGTACAGAGCAGAGATAGGTTCAGCACGGGCATATTTACCACGAGAGGCTCTCACAGCTTTGTAGGGGATTGTGTCGTCTTCACCGTGGATGGTCTGCTTAACCATGTCACCCCCTTGGTTGACTTCAGCTACAATCCTATCAGCCTCATACTTGTGGTAGAGTTCAATAGCTTTGTTAGCCCAACCTTGTGGGGAAAGTTTATCTGTATAGTCACCTAAGATGTAACCATAGCCATTAACATCTACACCAGCTACAATAATACCAGTCATGTCAGACTCAGCATTGGAAGTGACAGCAGGGTCAAGTGCAACTACAATACGGTTTAAGGTGGGGAGGTCTTCTCTAGCGATCTGGCACTCATCAAGTGTCTCAGTCGTCCATAGAGCGCCTTCAGCTTCTTCTAGTACCTCAGCATACAATTCTTGCTTACCTAAGCGTGTACCCTCGTATTGGGCCTTAACAGCCTCAAGGTATGTACCAGCTAGGTTGGCTGAGTTATCAAAAGTAGAACCTGAAGTGATAACAACTTTAGGGTCATCCCCTTGTGCGCCCTTAAGGATGGTTCTCACCAGCTTAGTAGGCTTGGGGGTAGTAGTTACGCAAATACGAGGGTGTTTACCTAAACGTAGGCAGAACTGAAGCATATCCCAAGTTCCTTGGTCTTTATTCCAAGCTGCAAGCTCATCACACCAAGCTGCACTAAACTGAGGTCCGCGTAAGCGTTCAGGTTCCTCTGCGGAGTAAAATTCTACTTTGGCACCATTGGCCCAGACTAGGGAGCGTTTAGTTGGGGACCACTCAGGGAACCCCATCTCCTCACCTTTATATGTCTTGTCACCCTCGTAGCAACAGTTGAGGAAACCTGACTCGCCTTTAACCATAACACGTTCGATGTCAGAGTTGGTTGAGGCTACAGCAGCTATACGCTTATGTCCTAGCTTAACCTGTTCTCTTACCCACTCTACGCCTGCTCTCGTCTTACCGAAACCACGTCCTGCATTGATGAACCACACATTCCAGTCTTTAGCGGTAGGTGCCATCTGTTCAGGTCTACCCCAGAACTGCCAGTCGTACTTTAGTTCTTTAGCTTGCTTGACTGAAAGCTTCGATAGTACTTCTTTAGCTTTCTCTGGTGGTAGATCACGGAGTACTTGGGCTGTTATCTTTTTCGTTGGTGTCGGGCTCATCTTCGGTAATTCCTAGCAACTCAGCAAGTTGGTCAATAGCACTCAAGTCTTCATCTGCACTGTCTTGCTCAACTTCGATGTTGGTACTTGTAGGTGACCACCCGGCCTTCGAGCGAAGGAATAACTCTTGTGATGGGAAGTGACCAAACTCGCCTTCGTACTTAGCACGTTTAACTACAAGACTACCGATCTCCCCTGCAATCTCAGCACGAGCAGCGTCTAGGTCTTCCTTATAGTACTTGTAGAAGGTATTAAGGGATTGGGGTGCATCATTGAAGTGGGCCTTGACCTCACCTACGATGTCCTTAACGGATACACCTTCCTTGGTACGCTTCTGCACAAGGTCAGCGATCTTCTTGTTCTTACCTAGCTTGTTGATTGGCGCACCAGCCATAGTGTTATTCCTCTTGAATTAGTGTGGGGTTACCAGAACGCCTACCCCGTAGCGGCTGACTTCTCGACTCTGGCTGTGAGTCAGCAGACCATTCTACATGACACGTCAGTTAGTAATTACCCACCTCCATGAGATGTAACCAAACGGGGAATTGTATCCTCTCCGTGGCTCTCATGGGGTGGTGTTAGTTGAAGCTAGGAGCGGCGTACCTGTCCTATACTTCTGTGATATGCTCTTAAGCCCTATCTGCTATTAGTTGGCTACATAAAGTGTCAGACACCTTAAGATGGTAGCCTAGGTAGCGAAGCTATCGCTTCTTGAAGTCGCACTATCGTATAACTACACAAAGATGGTAGACTAAGTGGGTACTGACCTCGACCCCATACTTAAGTGGTACAATAGTATGTAACTACACCAAGTATTAATAATCTATACTGCTCTATACTTAAGTGGTTCCTTAAGTGTATTAAACACTAACAAGTAACAACAACCTAATCAGCTATACTTAAGTACATACTAAAGTGTTTCTTAAGTATCTAACTATCAAGTTGTTAATCACTTAGTGTGTTTGTTTTCTTAATCTTCACTATAGTGGGTAGCCATAGTCAACTTGTAGTTAACCTTTGGTGATCC